ATCTGTCATAGAGAGTGAATCACTGAAGCTACGGTCATACTCAGTAGTCAGCGTTACGGCATCTGTCATTGAAGCGAAGTTAATTACCCGCTTCTGGAATTGCAGGGTCTGATCGTCATCTATTGTCGCTTCAGCCCCTATATCATCAGTCACATAGACTGTATCATTTAGGCTTTTAGATATAGCGAATACCTGGCTATCTGAGGTAATCGTAGTATCTATAGGCTGCTTTCCAAAGGTCAGAGTATTGGTATCAGTAACTGATCCAGCGTCAAAAGCCTCTTCTAAAGTAAGGAGTAATGATGAGACGCTATCAGTCATAGACACGCTATCTGTAAACGTCTTAGATAGCGTTACACCCAATACCTCGACAGTAATAGCAATATCTGAAACAGCCTTAGATACATCAAAAGACTGTGATTCCGCCAGAAGAATAGCGTCTTGTGGGTTTTTCCCTATGCTTGATATTTGGTTATCAGTCATTGAGAAGGAATCACTGACTACCTTCCCGGCTCCAACTGACGCAATATCAGAGGCTATATAAGCGTCTGTAAGAGGTTTGCTAACATCAAAAGCAGTTGTTTCAGTGATCTGTACAGAATCTTGAGCGCCCTTACCAATAACAAAAATAGCTTGATCTGTAGTTCCGACAGCATCAGAAAAGAGCTTTCCAAGCAGGGCTGCAACTAGATCGCTAATCGAGGCCGTATCAGTGACTATCTGACTATCACCAATAAATGTCCCTAAAACGACCTCAGCAATGATCCTCAGCCTACGAGAAGCCGCTTCTATCCTAAGCCTCTTAGAAAAGGCTTTTGTGATAGACATCTTAGCCATTAGTAATCTTCTCTAATTGTAAAAGGCAACTCTTCATATACGGTTTCAATAGTGCCGTCATCAAAAGTTATCTGTACCTCTCCAACATAGTCCCCAGCAGTAATCTCTAGCGCTGAAGTATTGAATTGGAATACTGCAATGCCAGCCTCTAAGTCTGCAGAAGAGATGGTAGACGAGTTAATCTCGCTCAATACGTTTCCTGTATTCTTCTTCTTGAATTTTAGAGTTGGAGTAGAGCCTGTTAGGTTTACAGGTAATCCAGTATCATCACGAGTAATGACTACTTTTACCTGCGATCCATTATCGCCTTGTACTAGATATAAAGTGTCCATAAATCATCCACATAGGTAGATACAGGCGATCTGTTTGACCTCACCTGCTGAGAATGTAGCGCTCTCACGAGCCTTAGCCACGGTATAGGATCGTATTATATCATCTCCCTGCTTCATGCCTTTTCCAGGCACGGAGCTGGTAACTATCAGGTCTCCTATCTGGATGTCGCCACCCTCTCCGCAGACGTTAATCTGGCCTTCACCGATAGAATTAACTATTGATATATCGTGGGTTTCTTTAATCGTAGTGACTTCGCTGATGGCAATATGAACTTGCGTTACTTCTTCACCCTCTGGGTTGAAGACGCTTTCAGTATGATCAATCAAAGCCGCTGGCGGGTTGTCTTCTGTCAGCTCTCTTCGAGACACAAACACACCAATAACGCCAGCTTGATTAGCTGAACTAGATTTATCGCCATAGCAGATAACATCTGATACTCCACGTTTACCCACTACCCCATTATCAATAACAATATCGCCAACATCAAAACTGAGACTCTTAGGAGTGACGCTATCGTGCGAAGCTGTAAATGGCCCGATTGTCCCGCTGACTACATAAGCTGCATACGAATCACCAGTAGAAAACTTTACCTCAGCGTTTGAAGAAGTGTTCAGGGTTCTAAGAGCAGGGTTTCTAGCGGTAGCAGAGCCTACATTTCTCCGCTGGATAAATTGAGCTGTAGTGTCTGAATAGCCTCTAACATCAAATCCGACAGCAATACTATTGCTAGAGGTCTCTGATGAAAATTGAGCTATATAAGAACCAGACCCATTACCTGTGACTAAGAATGTATCTCCTTCGTCAGAATTAAAGTAAATCCGGTAATAACCGCTGCTAGAAGTGCTGTCATCAACATACAACATGACTCCATCACCTGATGCGGTACTAGTTCTAGTGGCATATAAAGCTGAGTTATCAGCTCCTTCTGATCCTAACTTTAGCTGAGTGGAACCACCCGCTGTATTAATTACTCCAGCAGTAATAGTTCCTAGGTCGGCTGCTATAGCTGATAACTCTGATACGCTTATTTCAGTTGCGCTGATAGCTCCAACTGCAATCTGACCTGCTGTAATAGTATTAGATGCAATTTCATTTGCAGTAATAGTGTTTGCGGCTATTTCTGATGCAGTTACAGCGTTAGCAGCAATCTTAGGAGTTGTGATTGCGTCATCACTTATCTGGGTAGTAGTAATACTTCCGGTCAAATCTGATGTAGGCACAGTAGCTATATAAGACGAGCCGTTCCAGCGATAAAGTTTGCTATCACTAGTAACATATACAGTTTCAGTGATTTTTGATGTTGGTACTGTACTTTGTATGCTTACTGGTTCAATCGAGGCTGCAAACTTAGCTAATGTAATAGCTTCATCATCAATGTCTTCTTCTAAAACATTAGTAGCAGATGCAAAAACAGAACTAGAGAATGAAGACTCGTTTTCAGAATAGTCTTTAGCTTTTAACCAATAATAGTAAGTAATCCCATCAATGATGTTTTGATCTACAAAAGATTCACCATCAATACTTGCTATTTTGCTTGACGATCCAGAGCTGTTCGAGGTATGTCGGTATACGTCTACAACCTTCAAATCGCTTGCAGAAGGATTAGTCCAATCTAATCTAATGTTCTTGATGCCAGCAGTTGCCACTAGGCCAGTAGGAGCATTAGGGGCGGTCTGATCGCCATTGACGGTAAACGTAGCAGTGGTAAACGCGCCCTTCACGTTCAGTGAGTTGATCGCTCTGATACGAATCGTAACACTTATACCTACTTCCGCATTATAGAACTCGTACTTAGGAACACTAGTAAAGATGCTCTTAAACTCTGTGTCAGCCTCCGAGGTCAGCTTGTACTGTATCTCGTACTGATTAACAAGATTATCGTAGGACGCATCCCACTCGATCAGGCCAGTAGGTATGACAGTGCCGTCAGAGCCTAGCGTGGTGGTCTCTGTGATCGTTATGTTAGAGATTGCAGCTACGGTAAATGGGTCAGGCAGATTACTATCTGGATAGGCAGTTTGCTCAGTGCCTTCTTCCCATGTGTAGATTGTGGAGTCGTACTCTAGCAATGCCAGGTCTACAGTGCCGTCATCATTGAGCTGCATACCAATGACCTGGAACGGCTTTGCTACCCAACCGGGCGTAGAATGCGTAATTGATACCACATCAGCTACTTCAAGCTGTAAAGCCTCAGAGGTAGTTTTAAGAGCACAGGTGATTGCATTTCTTGAGCGTAGCAAGATAACTCTAGCAAGATCTCTAGCCTGATAGTAATTAGTAATTGTATCTAGCTCGATCTCTTCATGCAGCAAAACGCCACCATCTTCAGCGAGATAGGCTGTTTCCTCAGCAGAGTCGGCAGGAGGCCATATCGCAGTATCAGGTTGCCAGTTAGCATCAGGATTAGGGAATTTAACCGTTACTCGGTTGAACTTCTCATCCTTGCTCTCACCCTTGATCTGAATGCCACCAATAATCGTGTCATTGGTAAACGTGAATTCGCTGCTACGCGAACCGTCTATCTTAAGGCGATACTTACCCTGAGAGTAAGGCAGGAAGCCACGGCATCCAAGCAGCAAAGTATTGAGGTTATCGAATAAGGTCTGAGAAGTATCTAGTACTGCGTTGCAAGTAAATAGCTTCCCTGAACCACCACCATCGTATAGCGTGACAGACTCGTCACAGTCATCAGCCGCAGCAGCTATTGCCACATCATCAATAGCGCTGAGTGGTAGTCCTTTTCCGTATCTAGTGTTGGTGAGATAGTCTCTGATACATAGAGCAGGGTTATCAGACCAAGCAGTAGTAGCTGTGCGCGGGTCATAGACCTTCTTCCCCTTAACTACAGCAGTAATCTCTGGGATACCAGAGAATGCTTCTTCATCCCACTTTAAGCGAACACCAAGAAAGGCTACGCCTCTAAGCCTATGATCTGAAGTCCAGAACTCGTTGGCTTCTCTAAGCAGTGCCGTGTCAGGCATGGTCTGATTATCACCGCCTAGATATACATCAATACTCACCAATCCTGAATACTTAGGATCGGTAATAGGCAGATCATCAATGATGAAGTCTGTAATGCTTTCTACTTCGCCCTCAGCCATAACTAATGCGATATATAGATATTCATTAGTCGGCGTTCCGGTAACGTCATCATAAACCTCGGTATCAGGATGGTATCCAGAATACCAATTTCTACTACCACCTACTGTTTTATATGTGCCGTCAGTGGAAACAAAGACACGAACACCGCCAACCCTGCGCTCGCCGTAAATGACCGGGATCTGCTCAATATTGGATTCTTTATTAACCAGTACACCGCGCTGCTCATCATTAGCTTTCTTGGCTGCTTTCTGAGCCTTTCTTGCTTGGATATAAGAGACAGCGCCACTAGCTACAGATAAGATGGCTGCTAAGACAGTCCAAAACGGCATTAGTTCTTACCCCACTTAATTTCTTTATTGGTTTCTGAGGCAAACTCAAACCCTCTATCGCCAGGGAAATATAGCTGCTGGGTGTTGTGATTAGTTTTTCGCCCATTATGCAAATCAAAATCCTTCCAATGACTAGCAACCTCTACAGATACAGTACTTGTATTATCTGAATCTTCCATAGAGTAAGAGGCAATTCTGCCATCAAAAACTAATATAGGAGAGCCTATTACAGCATCTGAGTTATCTAATACAGCTTTCCATATTCTTGTTCTAACATCCATATAATCATTAGTTAGAAACAATGCCACAAATGTCTGGCTCACACCTGAAAAAACTAATGTAGATGAATTGACTTGAACTTCAGAGCTTTCAGTGAACTGATCTATTTCTAGCAGGTCAGAGCTGCTATCAAAGGTAGTACTAAGCGCAGACACATCCCTCGCCCAATCAGTTAGCTTGATAGGCGTACTAAAATCCATCTGTACTAGGTTGGCAAGGTTGAGATTATCGCTATTCAGCGCAGTAATCGTTGCCGAATCGATCTCTCTGCTCATATTGCCTCAATAAAGTCTACTTCGTAGCTATAAGATAGGTCGGTAGCAATACCGTATTCTTGGACATCGTTATTCAAACGGACGGTAAACGGTACGTTATTATGCGTAATCACTTCATTATCAGAGACTGCCGCTACTAAGGCAGGTTGGAACGCCAGAGTCCCAGAGCCTGATCGATCAGCGGTAGCCATGTAGACTTTCGCATGATTGGCGAACTTAAACACATCACCAGCCTTCAGAGTGCCTGTAAAGCCGTCTACGGCGATTGAAGTATCACCTATACCGCCAGCGGCAGCAGCAGATATCGTGCCTGAGACGCTACCAGAGGAGCTAGAAACATCCGGTAATACGATAGTGAAAGTCTCAGCCATTCCACGCTGCGCCATAATAAATCCCATAACAGGAGAAAACTCGGCTCTAGTCATAGGAGGATAAGCGGCTGTAAACGTAAACCGCTGACCGCCGATGTTCCTTACCTGAGTGCGACCAGAGATAGTCTGGCTGCTCAGATTAAAGAACTCGCTGCGGAAGTTCGCAGAGGTGAAAACAGGACTTGTCGGGTAAGTTCCACTCATACTATTGACGCTCGGCCTCTGTTGTTAACGGCCTGATTAATTATACTCACTAATTGACCTCTGCGCTTGTATAGCAGCTCATCGAAGCCTTTTGTGTCTACTGCATTAATATTTACAGTGACGTTCATACCAGAGCCTTGACCCCTAGTGTGATCAATAACGGTTTCATTAGGATGCAGGATAGCCGGGAAGCCGCCCTTACCGTCTACGCCGCCAGTGCGCGAACCCATGCCTGTAAAGCCGCCTCCTTCAAATGAACCCAGAGTCTGACCAACGATAGCTGCGACATTAGCCATACCCATCGCCATAATTACGCCATATAAAGGAGTCCCTAAATGCTTACTAGCTGCTTCATTTGTATTTACAAAAGCGTTTGCCGCTGCTATTCCTTGATTCATCAAGAATGCAGCTTTTTGAGCTTTAGATCCCTCCTCAAAAGATGATTCTAATTGACCAGCAGTTTGAGACAAGAAGTTCATGGCTTCTTGCTTATTAGCCTTTTCTTTATCAGCTATACGCTGCAATTGATCTTGTTTTCTCTGCTCAAACTCTACTGTTTGACGCGCTCTTTCAGCCTCTAATGCAAGAATTGCTTCGTTATATAATACGGCATTTTCTATATCAGCAGCTCTTAGCTCTTGTAACCTAGAGAGTCTCTCTTGATAACTAGCTAAATATTGCGATTCATCAGATGATGTTTGTACTAATACATTGTGAGCATATTGACGACCTTGTTCTAAACGCTTTTTCTCATCAGCAGCAGCTTTTTCAGCAGCCTTCTGATTCTCAAGTTGCGCTTTAGCAGCAGCTTTTTCGCGTTCATCAGCATCTCTTAACGCTTGTATCTTATTTTGAATAGCTTCTATTCTTAATAATTCAGCCGAAGTAGCGCCATTAATAGCAGCAGTTATAATCGCTGTTTCTGTTGCAGTTCTTCCATATGTATCTAGTTCTAACTGCATTGCTGCAATAGCTTTTTCAATAGCAGCAGTTCTTTCTTGCTCTGACTCAGAATTATTAGCTAGAGCGCCATCAAGGTCTCCCATTACCTGAGTAATTAATTCAACTTGATCTTTGGCTCTTCCTTCGCTCATTGCAAACTTATTAACTGCTAAAGCAAAGTCTGCAAACTTTTGAGTGGCTTTAGTAGCAGGGTCAAGAGCTATAGTATTAGTTAACTGAACAAGAGTTGTGTCAGCCCCTTCTACTCCTCTTTGTAAAGCTATAGCAGCCGCAGATAAGGCAGCGGCTTGCATAGCGCTTATGCCAAGACTTTCACCAAAGTTTTTAGCTACACGCTCGCTTGTATACATGGTAAAAGCAACATCATCAGCAGATGAAGCCATACCGTCTTGAGACAATCTTATAGCTTCTTGAGCTTTAAGCAGACTGCTCATTAGAGTAACTTGTGCGTAATCTCTATTTACCCTAGCCAGCTCTTCAAATTGAGACTTAAGAGTAAAGACGCCGTCGTTTCCGACAGTCATAAGAGTGTCATTTAAGTCTTTAAATATCTCATCAAGCAGCTTTGCTTCTTGACCTGATTCAAAGAGCCTAGGAACCATAGTGGTCGCAATCAATGCGCCAATAGAGATGATCGCACCAGCAACAATACCGCCAGTGCCAAAGACAGACGCTATCTGAGAACCTTGTTGTCCTAAGATAAGACCAAGGTTTTGACCGCCTTGAATCTGAACGGCAACGTCTTGAATTTGGTAACCTAATTGACCTATGCCGCCACGAGCCATACGGCTGTTTCGATTGGTTTCTTTGTAGTTACCGTTAGAATTACGAGTGGCTTTATTAGCTTGACCAGCTATTCTCTCATACTTTTTTAATTCATCATTAAGCCTTTTCTGCTCCGCTCCCATATCGGCGAGTTCTTTCTGAGCAGCCTGGAATAAAGCAAGAGCGCCTTGGTCTTGGCCTTTAATTCCTAGGATTATGTTTTGGTCTGCCGCCATTTTTAGATCTCTCGTGTCTTATCTTAAGGAAGGTAAACCAATGAGTGAACTCGTCAATGGTCATCTCAAAAATGGCTGACAGAGGTTGACGCAGTTCATACGCCAACTCGTACATGAGGTAAAGCTCTGTTGGCTTACCCTCATTATCTACTAGCTTTTTTTTCGATCTTCCTCCGACTCTGGGTCAGGTATTAGGACGAAATTAGCCAGACGTTGGATAATCTCAGGATCAACAGACTTCCTGAGCTTTATCTTGTCATCAATCGTGAATACAGGGTCACCCTTTTCATCGGTGAGACCGAAGATTACCGCATATATCATGTAATCAGTTGTATCGCTGTTCGCTCTGGCAAGCCACTTGGCTTTATCATCCAGAGTGAGATTCTTGCTATAAAGCGTAGTTTCCCACTCTGGTACTTCGATTGTGCGAATAGCGCGAGAACTGAAATGAGTGACCGCTGCATCGATTAATTTCATATTAAGATACTGTACCTTCTGTTAATGCTCCAGTTCCTTGGAATGATAGACTAGCTTC